TTGATCGACATCTGTTGATTGTCTAACTGGGCAATCTTGTTGGTCAATTCCTTGGTCGGGTTCTTCTCGAACTCTTGTTTCGATTCCAACATTTGTTTCTTGATAATCTTACGTTCATCATAATACTGTTTAATGATGTTGGGGACGATACCTTGTTTCTCCTTAGAGAACTTAGAACCAGTCGGTGCGAGAGTATAGTCGCCTTGGTGAGTGACCTCACGGTTAAGGAACTTCTCCACCGATACGTCATTGACGAATCCGTCCAGTACAGTTTCGGGTGACATGTTGTACTGAACAATGATGTTTGGATACAGAGATGCAAGGTCAAACGATGTGACCCACTCGTGCGACCCGACCTCTGGATCTTTTACGTAACCACCCATGAAGTCAGACTTGGGACGTTCTACCTTGGGCGGACACGCAATCATTTTACGCATCAGTAGTCGGTAGATGATACTGTCCCAGATATTGGTAGTACCAAGGGCATCGATATAGTTCACACCACCACGATAGGCCATCGTCATACACAATTCGATCAGTCCGAGTTTCTCGTCCAGTCTATCTACGAGTTCCACGTCCTTGATGTTATAGTCAATGAACTTCTGGAAGTCATGTAGGTACAGAGAGTGAAGTGAACCGTGTTCCTCATAGGATAGTTTGTTCTCACCCAGAACCACGTGGGCAATATTATCCAGTCGGTAAGACTCCTGTCGTCCCCACGTATTGAGAGTAAACTTCTTGAAGATCTCAAGGTAGTCGATCTGTTCTACACCAGTGATGTTGTAGATCTGTGACTTCATACCCTCGTCAAAGTAAGAGGATTCCGAGACCAGACCCCACGGTGAGAACTTCTTCGCCTCGTCAAACCCAGCGAGTTTGGTCATGCGGTTGATCAGATACGGTAAGTCAAATGTACGAGAGTTCCAACCAGTAATAATATCTGGTGTATGTTCTCTCCACCAGTCTAGGAAGTTGGTCATCAAGGTGAGTTCATCTTTACAGACACGGTACAGGACGTTCTCGCCTGCATCGTAGGATTGCATACCCCACACATGATACTCGTCAGAGCCACGTTGTTTCATGGTGATCGAGATTACTGGATGGTCTGCCTTAGATGGTTCGGGGAATCCGTCATCCGACTCGACCTCGATATCGATAGTCCAGACTGACACCTGACTCGCATCGAACGGAATCACGCCAGGGAATTTGTCGGCAATATATTGTGTGACGTAGTTGGTCGTCCCGAAGATCTTGAAGTTCTCAACACCATCATACCTCTTCGCAAAGTCGCCCGCCTCCTTCATGTTACCAAAGGTGATGGGTTCTACGTTTGTACCATCCAGACCAGTCCACCGTGTTTGTGTCTTGTTAGACGGAACAAACAGTGTCGGTTTGAATGGAATCTTTTTCTTGACTCGTAAGCCGTTTTCGACTCCACGATATAATAAGTTGTTACCGTAACGGGCAACGGAAGTATAAAACTCCATGCGGTCTCCTCATAATGTAAGTGGTATTATACCACAAGGGGCGTAGATTGTCAATCAATTACTTTGAATCTTTTACTACGTTTCCAAGGTTCCGTTTGCATCTTTTCTGGATACAATCTATGTTCCTGAGTAACCATCAAATCTTTTTTAACCACTTGTGTGGTAGGGTTTGGTGGCCAGAAAGACCTCGGTAGATGCGGAAATATATCACGATCGTATTTGTTGTAGGTTTCAAACATCTCTTCTTTGGATTTACCAAATCGTAGAGAATCTCCGTTCGCCCACGGATGTATGAATGTGAATTCTTTTAAGTTATATTGTTCTGAGTTTTCGAATTGATAAGTACAGTAAGTTTTGTAAAGTCTCTCCAGTACTCCATATGGGCCACAGTTTATAGGAAATTCTTTTTGTGATAACAAGTGATAACTGTGATGTGCTAGATCTCTAGAGAACGAATAACATCCCATGAACAACCCTATGTTTGCATACTCAAGGTTTCGTGTTCCGACTATTGATACGAGATACCTAAAGATATCTTCGTGTTCGGGCCATAGATAGGTGTCATGTTCAGTAACCCAGAATCGTTCTTCGGTTAAAGATGCCTGTCGCATAAGTTCCCAATGAGAACACATGCCTGCCCTTTCTGTGGGTGAGTGTGGTTGATCAAATTCAAACCTGGCTTTCTTAGTCTTTCGATCTCTATCTAACGTCATCAACGACCATTGCCAGTTGTATCTGGATTGGTGTTCTTCAAAGTCTGGATGTTGGGGCGTGATTGCCTCGAATGGAATGATTTCTATTATATCAGATACACATTCAAACGATGCTTTGGATATCTCATGATACTCCATAGACGCTTCGTTGTCGGGCATAACTATTTGATAAAATTTCAACTTACTCATAACAACCTTATTTATCTAGGGGTGAAGGGGGAAGAATGACTTCCCCCTCCGAATATCATACTAATGGGGCTAAACAAAGAACTGTTATAACGAAACTCGTTACGAATAAAAGAGTTTCGAACACCCAGTCGTATGAGGATCGCATTGAACGATCTTTTAGGGTTTTCATAATTTACCTCGAAAAATTAACTGATAGAAATTTTACGAGGACGCTTCTCTTCTGGTAACACTACCTTTAAATTAATTACAAGTATACCATTACTATAAGAAGCTCCGTCTACTTCGACATATTCACTCAAGCGGAAAGTACGTCTAAACTTCTTGGTAGAGATCCCTTTATGAAGGTATTCACCTTCTGGTTCAGAGGGTTTACTCTCACCGCTGACGCTTAACGTTCTTTCTTTCTGCTCTATATCCAGATCGGATTCTTCGAACCCAGCAAGTGCGAGTTCAATTGAGTACTCTGTTGAGGATCGCTTAACAATGTTGTGAGGTGGATAATTATCCTTGGCATGCCTCGCTACAAAATCAAGTTCATCTAAAAGATGATCGAACCCTACAAAAGACGCTCGTGGAAATAGTTGTGATGCTTTAAGATTAGTCATATTTTTTCTCCTTTTAAAAAGCAAGTTAAATGAATGCCCGACCTATTCGGCACATTCGACTGTATTTATACTTTTGTTATTTTCTAAAAGTATATACTTGGATCTGGATCGCCCTCGACTCCAAAACTAAATGTCACCCTACTTATTTGGGGAACCACTTGGTGATGTGTACCACGAGGTATCCAGACGTAATCGCCAGGCTTAAAGTCAAAGAATTCATTATTGTTAATGCCTTCTACTTTTAACTTTAAAGTTGAGATTACTTGAACCAAGAACACATCCATCGAATCTTTGTGCCAAGGATAACTATCACTAGCATATCCAAATCCACTAAACGCAATGTTTGTGATCTTGTTTCCGTGTAACGCAAATGTATCTTGCATCTCTGCCTCGATCTTCTTTGCGAACTCTGGTGCGGATGGTCTAGCATGAAAAGCGTTTAGACCGATCCGCATTTTACTTGTGTTGGTGTCACATGATTCTTTGGGATGAGTATCTAACATAGACATATACTCATTCCAATTATACGTCATTTCAATAGGAAGTTTACCACGAAACGGTTTCTTCTCCGCAATGTGATCTTCTATCTCATCACCTTGAAATATACCAAAAAATTCCATCGATTACTTGTTACCTATATTATATTTTGGACATAGCTCCCACTCGTCCTTCTCTTTAAAACCAATGATTTTGATCTGTCGCATTGGCGCACAGTCCTGAGCAACGTCTGCATTCTGGATCTCTACGAGTCCCCAGTCTGCCAATAGAGTTGCGATTGTATTTCGTCTTTGAATGTCAGATAGTTCAAGATTAGACTTCTTACCATCCAACATGAATAATTCTTTGAAGTGTACTATAAAGTACCTACCTTGTTTGTGCAATATATGACACGACTGAAATAATTTATTTTCCTTGCGAGACGCCACGCCTATCCTTGTAAGTGTTTCTCTTACTTTGAGAAAGTCGTCTGGTTCCGTCAAGGTGACCTCCAACATTTTGGAGACATTCCATTCTACGATATTATTTTCTTCCACCTTTGTTCACCTTATTTTTTATTATGTTAAGTTGAGAGGTAGATAAGAGAGGTAGGACTTGAATGGCCTTTTCATTACTATATCCATAATACTCTTTTATCACATCAACGTTACTGTCAGTTTCGGGTTTAACCCATTTAGAGAAACGTTTTCGTTTCCTAACTATATTTAGTAAAAACTGAAATTGTAACTTTCCATCAAGGTGATGATACCTGTTCATCTCATTGGCCATATAAACGGTATCGGGAAAGTAAGATAGACTACGATTGACCATGAATGGAGCATACTTCTTCTCCACATCTGGATCTACCATCACGTCCTTCTTACCAAAGGTGATTTCATTCACAAACTGAAAGGGATTCATATTTGTTCTATCTCCATGCCACATTTTTCTAAGAACTTTAACCCTTCGTCCGTTCTTAGATGTGGGTTTCTCCAGTATACTTTCTTGATACCAGATTGATGTATTAGTTTCGCACAATCCATACAGGGTGCGGTCGTAGTGTATATATCTGCATTATAACATGATTCAGAACTCATGGCAACTTTCGCTATTGCGTTAGTCTCTGCATGTAACACTTCCTTCCTAGTCTTTGGTTCTAACTTGACACCAGACTTAGGATTATATCCTTTAGGGAAAACGATCTCCTCACAGTTGTTACTCCAACCAGTAGGCATACCATTGTACCCAATAGATATGATGCGTTTATCTTTTACAATAACCGCACCAACCTTTAATCTTTTTGCACTTGACAGTTCCGCAAAAGTTTCTGCGGATTTCATAAATGCCTTTTCCCACTTGTCTACCATTGATGTATCACTCCGCTAATAATAAAGAAACAAGTTATGAAGTTAACTAGGACAATGATAGAACGAATGATCGCAACCATGTCGGCTTCTCGATCTGTCGTTCCCTCTTTTTCACCGAGTGATTTTGCCCAGAGTCTCCAGTATTTTCTCATTTAAATAATGTGAGTTGCATTCCTTGATCATACGAATGTGCGAGTTTGGTCTGCCAGTTATCGCAACGATCCAACTCGTGTTTCGAGATATTGTATCTATACTTTGGATCCCAACCCTCTTCGATCTCACCAGAAGTGATCGCCTGATCTAGTGAAGAGTAAACACCAGCGATGTACTCTTCTTGTTCCCTAACCATTTTAACAACATACATGTCCATTATATGTACTCCACGTTTGCCATACATTCCGTGAGACACGCAACCATGTTTAGTTCGTGATCTGCCACAAATGCATTTTTGTATTGATAATCAGCGAGGATCAGAACTAACTGCGGAATCGAGTTAGGTGATACCTTGCCCTCCATTGAATCGTATATACCACGATAGATACTAGCTGGTTCTAGGTCAATATTATTGACAACCCAACTACGCATCTTCTTGAAGTCTTTGTTCTTTAATGATTGAAAAAGGTCATTATAGTTACCATTACTATCACTAATGAGTGCTCCAGTACTCAAAGTACCACCGATAGAATGACGTTGTGCCTCGTTGAGAACACGTCTCCAGTCGGGGGCGTATCGCATGATCAGTTCCGCAATGACTTCGTTGGTATACGAGATACTTTCGTCATCAAGAATCTTGGACAGTCGTCCCATGAATTGACCACACAAATCTGCAAGAACTTTCTTAGAGTTGGTGAACTCGTATACACTGCATCGTGAGTGTAGTGGTTCGATAACCTTGTTCTTGAAATTACAGGTGAGAATAAACCGACAGTTGTCAGAGAACTCTTCTATGAATCCACGTAACGCTGGTTGCGTTGATTGTGGATTAAGGTAGTCCGCCTCATCTAAGATTACAACTTTGTAACCACCTGAGAGAGAGATAGATGAGGCGAACTGTTTGATCTTACCACGGAGTGTATCAATGTTACCGTCTTCCGATCCATTGATCACAATGTGGTCTAAACCTAATTCGTTACAGATCGCACGTGCGACCGTTGTCTTACCAGTACCAGCCGTACCAGTGAACATCATGTTGGGGATCTCCCCATTGTCTACGATGTTTTGAAATGTTTTCTTGAGATCTGACGACAGGATAGTGTCAGAGATTTTTGTTGGTCGATACTTCTCAACCCAAAGAAAGTCAGTAGACATTTGTTTCTCCATGATAAAAATAAAATATGTTTCGTAAGATGTACATTGTACACTATATGAAACAGAAAGTCAAGGGGGTCTTCGACATTGTCTTTAAGGACTTTACCCATTGCCCTTGTGCCGATCAAGATTCTTATTTAAGCGCTTCTATGATCTGTGCTTTGGTTGACCTAGTTGTCACCTTCACGCCTTGGTGTTTTGCAACATCCAAAAGCTGTGCTTTGGTGAGACCACTGTAGTCTTCGGTAGGTGTTTCACTAACCGCCTCGTTAATTACATCTATAGTACTAGGTGCATTACCCAATACTTTTTTAGCTAGATGAAAAGTAACAAAACCACCGACAATTACTAATAGTAATATATCCATAATCTACTCCTCTACTTCTGATTCAGTAGACTGTGCAGCCTCTACCATATTAATTACTTGCACCGCTTGATCTCTTAGCTGTCCGATGGTCGTGAGTTCTTCACCCTTAAATCCACCTCTCTGCACAACGGTATCGATTACCGCAACTGTTGACCGAGCGACACGGTTTGATAAATCATTCAATTGTTCTTGATCTGACATTTTATACTCCATACTTTGATGTTTTCTCTAGGGCAATAAAATACTCTAGTTCTGATTGCTTCGACTTGAATTGGGAAATTAACTTCTTAGAAATATTTACTTCGAAGTCTTCATTCACCACTTTCAAATTATTTACATTTAGGATAAAGTTGAAGTCGGCATCTTCAGGATAACTACCTTCAACATCTATTGAGAATACATTTGAAGTTGCATCCTTACTGTCCACGACCGAGAGTTGAACCGATCCACCAGACGGTGTAATCGAGATTTCACTATGTCCCAGTACAGAGGCAGCCCTCTTCACTTTACCCAATGTATCTATATCTAGTACAAAACTAACGTCCGCTTCAGGCATGATGATGTCCTTATTAGGGGCAGTCAACATATCTGGATCAGAGAAGAAGTACTTGATCTTACTACGTCCAGTAGAATCACCCACCGTCACAAATCCTTCCGAGAATGTGAGATGTGGTTTGTCTACTAGAGACAGTACAGACAGAAACTCGTTGAGGTCATAGATACCAAATTGACTTGGCATTGTTTCCTCTAGTGATGTTTGTGACATCACATTACGAGCGACAGATATAGTCTTGAGTGTGTTTCCTTCTTGGAACACAATGTTTGGGTTAATACTCGCATAGTTTTTGAGTACATTTAAAGTTTTATCAGATAATTCCATAATTAATTCCTACAGTTGATCGGTTAATGTTGCATATTATATCACAGACGAATGACATTGTCAAGCCGCCTCTTTCATTTTAGAGAAGTTTTTCTCTTTGACAAACTCAATACGTCTATCGAAAGCCGCATCTTCGAGTTCACCTTTGTGTGAGATCACAAACACATGAGTATCTTCACCCAGACTGTTAATGATCTTCATCAAGTTATCGACACCATCGTCATCCAAAGATGAGTCGAATGTCTCATCCAGAATCAGTAGGTTAGTCGCAACTGAGTTCTTCATCTTCGCAATCTGTCTCCACGTAAATAGTAGGGACAAATCGATACGTTGTTTCTCACCCTCAGAGAATGAGTCATACGTAAATGCATCACGGTGACGTGAACGGATAGTCTCTTGGAAACTTTCGTCCAGATCAAAGTGTACAAAGAAGTCTAAAATTTGTAGGTACTGATTTGTCAATTGATTAATAACAGGAATGTACTGTTTAATAATCTTGGTCTTGATACCTGTGTCTCTAAGTAGTTCTGCGTTTACTTGGTTGTACGCATACTGTTCATTCAACTTATACTTGTTCTCAGTCAAAGACAATTCAGACTCACGTAGTGTTTCTAGTTCAGTGTTTGCCTTTTCTAGATCACCTGTCTCCCCTTGTGCCTTCGACAGATCTGTATGTATAGATGTAATGTTCTTTTGTAAACGAGAGATCGTCTGATTGTTATTGTTCAGTTCGTTCTGCCAGTTGCGGATCGCTTCAGACATTGCATCATACGATTCTTGTAGAGACTTATAGTCCTCATCCTTTTCTTTGGCTAGTGCCATAGTATCGTTGAGTGCATTCGCCTTTCTTTTTGCTTTCGCAACTTTCTCGTCACGGATCTCTTGACTGATATCTTGATCACATGACGGACATACTTCGTTCTCTTCAAAGAACTTAGACTCTTTGACCAATGCTTTGATCTGAGTCTTGAATGATGACATGTACTCGGTCAGTTCTTTTGCCTTGACCGAAAGATCATCTATCTGCTTTAATAGAGGTGGCTGACGTTCCTCAACCATCGTACTAAGTTCCGTGTTGCGTTCTTGTAACTCTACAATTTCCGCATTGATCTCTTCGATCTTCTCCTCTTTTTCCTTACGGTATGCGGTGTTTACTGCATTGAGATCACGTAGATATTTCTTCTGTGCGTTGATCTTGGTCTTGCACATTTCTAGATTGTGATTAGATGTCTGGATCTCATCTTTAAGAATACTCATCTTCTCTTTGAGTAACGAGTTCATCTTAGAGAATACATTAATGTCTAGTAGATCTTCGATGACATCACGTCTTGCACCCCCAGACAATTGCATGAATGGTACAAAAGAACTTGATCCCAGAACAACAATCTGGTGGAAACTCTTGTGAGTCAACTTTAGAATGTTCTTCTCTAGAACCTGTTGATATTCCTTCGCATGTGAGTTCTGATTGATCATGTTCCCACCTTGCCATATCTCAAACTTATTAGGTTTGATCCCACGTACAATTTTGTACTCTTGAGAATTGACAGAGAACTCTACCTCAACAAGTGTACCTTTGTTGTTGATAGAATTGACCAATTGATTTTTAGATACCTTGCGGTGAGGTTTTCCAAATAGACCGAACGACAGGGCATCCAACATCGTGGATTTGCCTGCGCCATTATGTCCAACCACAAGAGTTGTTGGGGAACTAAGAAAGTCTAACTCAGTAAAGTTATTACCAGTAGACAGAAAGTTCTTGAATCGGAGTTTCTGAAATTTAATCATAGGGTGGTATTATACCATATTCATCATCTATTGTCAAGGATTAATCTAGTGTGCCGTCCTCGTACCGTCCACACCAATTACACGAAGCACCCTTCTCAACTTCAAGGGTAGTCTTCTCAACTGGACATTCACATATCCAACTTTCAAACTTAGACATCACATCAGCCGCATCATCGACTGCCGTCTTCTTACCGAAGATCGAATCATAGTTATCCATGTATTTCTTACTAGGGGCTTTAGACTGGATACTATCTCCAGTTACATCATTCTTAGTTGGCATTGATCAACTTACCGCCTTTATCAGAAACTTCTTTCACCACGTCTGCGAACATACCTTTGTTCTGGTGACTCATAGACTGATAGTTTTTCTTATCTCTTCGTTTAGAGATCCCCGCCTTCCTCATAAGTTTTGCTTTCTTTCCGTTCACTATGCTACCTCCACATTTTCTGCTTCTTTCATTAAACTATTTATTTCTCGTTTGATCCGATTCTTATCTAGATCCGTATTTATATTGTCAACATATTGGTTGACCAAAGTAGCAGTATCGTCAACCTGTAAGTTGTCGTCACTTACTGCACCACCCCTAAACTCTGAGAAATCCTCTGCAATCTTTAGTTCGTGTATCTTCTGCGATTGTACACGATCTACGAATCTTTCAAATTTATATGGATCTCCTTTGTTTACCACAATGATCTTAACAAACTTATCATCAAGGTAACGCATATCCTTAAACTTGAAGTCATCGATCTTCTCATGATCGTAGAAGATCTTCTCGTGTATTGTAACAGGATTATGAACTGGTGTCAACTCTCTTGTTTCAGTATCAAGTACATGAAAGTATTTCTTGTCATCACAATCCGACCAGAAGAACTCCATCTGTGATCCAAGGTAATGAATATTACCCTGTGATGAACGAGTGTGGAAGTGACCAGACAGAACCAGATCAAATCTCTGGAAAGGTGCCATCGACATACCACCGTGACACGGAATACCTTTAGACATCTCGAACCCATCCAACTCTAGGTGAGCTCCTACCACATCTGCCTTACAGTTCTTTAGGAATTCTAAAGTCGCAGTTTCGTTTTCCTGATTTATCCAAGGTACTAGTGCCATGTCCATCTTACCATAACGCATGACAGTGTTCTCAAGAATCACATTCACTTCATTCATATAGTGACCTTGTAATTCTTTTAATGCATTTAGTTCATTGGTATTCTTAAAGTAAACGTCATGGTTACCCACGATGATATCCATAGTGATACCATACTCACGCAACTTTTCTAGAAAGATCTTACGGTTGTGTTGTAGTGCCTTGAAATTGATTGTCTTACGGTTGTCGTAATAGTCACCCAAGTGTACAATCTGTTTGATATCGTTCTCTAACAGATATGGGAAAAAGACATCCCGATAGAACTTTTCTTGATAGTCCATAAAGATGTCTGACGAATTACGGATACCGCAATGCGTATCATTTAAGATCGCTATTTTCATAATATACCTATCGCAATTTGTAAAATATACTCGACATTATACCACACTGGCAACATAATGTCAAGTATTCTAGTCAGAAAAATGTCCTGTCAAATCTGAGTCAACGTTGACCGCACGTCTCTTACGTTGTTTCTTTTCTTCCTTTGCGTATTCTTTAAAGTCTGCATCTGCGGTCTTAACAACATCAATCCTCTGTCTGAGTAAATCAACAAATGGTAGAACATTACTGTAGTCTCCCATCTTGTCTTCATCTGATAGATCTATGAACTGTTCGATTCCCGCCTCTGCGATATACTTCATCTTGATATCTTGTTGACGTTTCTCACGTTGGATTCTACGTAGAAAGGCATACCAAGTAATTTGAGTAAAGTATGCGAACGCATTGGGTTTACCAGATCTGGTTGCGGCCTCTAGATTATAATTCTCGATTGCTTTTAGACAGTTCTCCACCGCATCCATCACCATCTCCTCACGGTAGGTGTATCGGACGAAGTTTGCCTTATGTGATAGACCTTCTGCAATCTTTAGAAAACATTCCGCAACATAATTAGGAACGACAGGTTTCTCCTTACCAGCCTCCTTACACATTCTTGCATGACTAACGTAGGTTACAACTGCCTGTGAGAAGTCAGCATTATTTACGTAATGGGGTTTTTCTTTTGGTTTCATTTTATATATCACTCCTAATATAACGTACATTATACCACATTTGGTACTCTGTGTCAACTATAAAAAAATTTAATTAAACGCTTGACAAAAGTTGCCACTGCCTGTATAATCAAAGCCGTCTTTGCCCCGCTGTGAACATACGATTTAGTGCATGGTTGGAAACTTGATAACATTACTGTCACTGTCTCCACCACCTTCATCATTATTGTCGTTGGACATCTTATCCATGAGTTCATCCAACATAGAAGTTGCAACCTTAGCCGCTTCTCTCTGTTGATTGTAGTCTTGTCCAGTCTCTATCTCTTCGATCGTCATCTTATACTGTTGTAACATCTGAGGCATCGGATAAGTTACTGCCACTATGGAAGGCGATTTTAAAATTACAAAAGTTTCGGGATCATCCATGTATGTCATGAATGTACGGAATGAGTGGTATCTAGTTTTATCTGGTGCAATATCCGTTTGCAATTTTAATGCACGTCTCATAACAACATCGTAATCATCCTCTTCGATAATTTCGGCGAGAACTTCTTCTCCTGTTACAAGTTTTAAATGTTTCACTGAATAGAGATCTAAATCACTCATCATTATGTCCTTTTAAATTTATAGGGTAGATCTTGTATCTGAACCCCTCTTTAGTATATATCTTAATCCTTTCTGCACTATGTTTTAAAGTAAAGTTTTTGTAACCTCTAGTATGTAGATCGTCTGATATATCATAAAGCTTAGTAGTACGCCCATCGTCAGACTTTCGTAACCCTCGGCCGATAGATTGAAGAACCTTAACTTGTGATTTACTTGGAGAAGCAAATATGATATTATGGAGATTCCGTATATTAATCCCAGTAGAAAAAGTTCCAAGTGAGGCAACAATGATAGCATTTTTTTGTCCTTCTACGATTCCTCTTATCTGTTCACGGTCAGTCGCATCAACTTCCCCCGACACATAAAAGACCTTACGATCATCTTTTACTTTTTCTTTTATTTGATCGTAAAGTAACTTCCCATGTTTTTCAACAAACTGGAATAGTACCAGAGTGTTCCCTTCCTGTGACATTGCAAGGTTGGTAACGAATCGCAGTCTATCTGGATTGGTCACAATGTAGTCAACCTCTTCCTGATATGATTTGTCTTTCATCATTTCACAGATATCGTTATGGTATCGCAGTAACAGGACAGATATGTCCAGTTCTGCCAAGGTTTGGCTCTCCATCAGTTTTACGGTGGTAGTCACCGTGAATGTGGGGCCGAATAAACCTTCTAGTACCAATTTGTTTGTTTCAGTACCATCTAATGTACCAGTCGTACCCCATCTATAAGAGGCATTCACACACTTGTCCATCATTGTGGATAGAGACTTCGCCTTAAATAGGTGAACCTCGTCACCGAATACAGAATCAAACTGAGTAAACCACTCTGTACCGAATCGATAGATCGACTGCCATGTAGAGATGATTATTCGTTTATCAGTCTTCTTCTCCTTACCCGAATAGATACGATGTGCCTCGTTTGCAACATCCATACCGTAGTCTTCGAAATCCTTATACATCTGTTCCACTAGACTTGTTGTAGGAACAATAATCAGTACCTTTCTACGAGTACGTTCTAGTACCCATTTCATAAGGTTATATATGATAAACGATTTACCACTACCTGTAGGTGACAGTAGAAGGGCCCTTTTGTTTTCTATACCATGTACAATTGCATCGTACTGGTAACCACGAACATCGAACGGTGCATCGTAGTCTTTTATTTCTTTCATGAGTGTGGGATGATCAACCTTATTCTTCATAGCAGGGTGACCGTAGACTTCATGTTCTACTAGTTGTAGTGGATAGAATCTGTCCGCACAAAACTTTTTAAGGTGAGTATAAAGTCCAACAGGTAATGTCTTGGTCACCATGTTGTATAACTTTATTTTACCGTCCCATCTCCGTGCTTTAAATGCAGGCATGAAACGATAGCCAGGAACGAAGAACGAGAAGTAGTCTCGTAATTCCTGACTTTGATGTGCATTACACTCGACTGATAATAGAGAGTGGTTCTGCAATCCTATGCGAATCTGGTTATCCATTAAGGGTGTGATTCAACTCGGTGTATCCACCAACGTAACACCAAGTCTCTCCTTCTACAACGAAGATCTGTGGTACAGTTCTGAACTGTGGTATGCCAGCGATATCCGTAAGTCGAGTCATCTCTTTAGGATTGATATCCATCATATCACGATACTCGTAATCCAATTCTTTTCTTTCCAAGAGATTTTTTGCTTGGGTGCAATACCCACAGTGTTGACCACCTAATACAATATATTTCATTTTATGCTCCCGCCTCAAACTGTTTCCATCTGATCATGTTACCGATCGTTTGATGTCTCCAGTTTAGATTATTAACAATTTCATTTAATGTATCTATAACAGTTTTAAGATACGCAATTTTCTCTTCACTACGTTGTATCTCTGGATCAGAGTCGTAGTAATGTTCCATCTCACCTTTGAGAATCTTCAGACCGTTGAATGGATCTGGTTCCCATCCTTTTGATTTGATTGCATCTTCATCCATCTTGCCGTTATAGTACAACCACTTGTCTTTAAGTAAAATCTTCTGTACGTGTTCGGCACGTTTAAGTGATAACTTGGCTGTAGATAGGTACTGCAAATATTTCGCATGTAACATCGGTGTGTTACGAGACGTTTCGTCAAGTTGGTGTGTAGGGATTTGACAATCCGTTCTCCACTCACCTAATATCATTTCTAAATCTAACTTCATAATTTAATCCTCACATTGTATATAGTCGCACATTTGTTCCCAATATTCTTTCGCATCATTGGGTACTACATATGCCATTGTCATTCTCCAACAATCAGTGTATGCACTATGGTAACATAGATCACCGTCACCATAATTACCAAAGTATCCTGCTTTCGCACTCCACCCCTTTTTATCGGGCATAGTCACTACCTTGTTGTTCTCTTTATCATACCACTTGAACCAACCATCACCAGTTTCACTCCACGTAAATAAAATATTATATGTCGAAGAGTTAGCGTTATTGTGCCAGTCAATAAAACCTTGAGGCGGATACAGTTGAGTTAATGCGGATTCTTTGAATCCGACTTCTAGTCGCATATCCTGATCAACACCATTATAATCTTTTTTGTACTGAGTGTCAGTACCACGATAGTGATCTGGTTTTATTGGATATGAGAAGGCGGCTCTAGGTGAACCATCATGATTCTCCCCCATCTTCAAAACTTCTCTTAGGTATTCATCTGATACGTATTCTTCCCCATGCCCAAGTAAGTCAGACAGAGGTAGGTTGGTTTCGGTGATGTCATATTTATCACGATACAAATAACGAAACCTTTCTAATATATCAAGAACCCTTGGATTCTTCAATTCAATAAAATGCATATTATCTCAATTCAAAAGACGAAAATCTAAACTCCACATTAAAGGTTAAAAACGATACGGTAGACGTATTGGCAGTCAACGCTATAGAACTAATATTTGTTGGTATACAGTCCTTATATAGTATCTGCGTATTCGCATTGTTATGACTGGATAGGATACTGACAGTAATGTCACGATATGGATTGAACTCCGCATCTGAATTAGATGTCTGATTTAAGTTCAACGTATTCTCTAACCAACCTTGCATCTCTTTATATGATACCATGTTTTCGTCAAGTATGATATCCATAGTAAGACTACCGTATGTAATCTTATCTCCCGCTAAAGGGATAGAAGTAATCCTTGGTGTTCCCAGTTCCAATGGAGAAACTGTAGAGCCAGGGTGGTTTACTCCTTGTGCAAAGTACTCAAGGTTTGGGTAATTTTGCCTACTTATTATAACACGAAATCCAGTAGGTTGCAAGTAGTTTTTGTTAGTAGTTAGTTCTGCCATTAAATGTTCTCCTATACCCTTCTATTTATACGATAAATAACTCGCATGAACAGAGATATTAAAAAATTCCATGAATGCGGTTATGTCATAGTTACCGACTTTCTCAACGAATCGGAGTACGATGAGTTGTTGGAAGAGTGTCATAATCTTGCCCACATTGGTATGGAAACTCCCGATCAGTATTGGGTTATGAACTACCCGAACAATCCATGTAAACTTGATTGTGCGATGTCGTTATCTGGTAAACTATTTAGACTTGGCAGAAATGAGACTTTGGTTAAGTATGCAAGGGAACTGATAGGGCCCAATATAGAGACATATATCTCTAAGTTCTTCCCCATGATACCACGTAAAGGATTCTCTGTAGATTGGCATCAAGACAATTATTACATAAAGGCAGATCCAAATAAGATGATCAGTTGCGATGTGTTTGTTCAAGGTGCAACAAGAGAGAATGGGTGTCTACGGATTATACCTAATTCTCAACACGAACTAATATCTCACGAATTAGATTCTCACGGTGTATTCGAATGGATATCAGATAAACATTGGAAAGAAGTAATAGACATTGAACTAGATGAACCCTTTGCCATACTATTTCACCCCCAGTTGATTCACAGTTGTTATCGGAACACCAGTGATCGATTTAGATATAGTGTTGCGTGGGAATATATTACTACCGACAACCACCCACCTACATACAACGGACATCATTCTCAAGACCGATTAAAAATTACTTGACAAACTTTGCTACATACTGTATAATGTGTAACAGATGATGAGGTATTATAAATGATTTTAAGTCACAAAGATGCACTGTATGGTGCAAACGCTTTTGATGAGTTCTTTGGAAACATAGAACGCATCGATGAATACATGAGACAAGTCAAGATGGAACGTATGGAATCCTTTCCGTACTCTCTGCCAGGCATGGGCCCTGAAGAAGACTTGTTCAGTGATTTCGATATACATCCTTCGGAGATGGAGTTCGTAATCGCAGAATCGCCCGCACAACAATTCATGTCCTATATGGAGATTGTCACATCCGCACCAGTGGAAGCATCAATCCCAGGCAAGGGACTGAAGTGGGTAATTAAAGAAAAGAATACCAACAAAGTAATTGGTATGATTCGTTTCGGTTCCCCTACTATTAATAGTAAACCCAGAAACGAATGGTTAGGAAAACCGCTAGACAGTATGAATCCAGACATTATGAAAAGGTTCAATGACTCCGCAATCATGGGGTTCAACATTGTACCTACTCAACCGTTTGGTTTCAACTATCTTGGTGGTAAATTACTGGCCGCAATTTGTTGTTCCCATTATACACGTGAAGCATTGAACAAGAAGTACAACAGTAACTTCTGTATGTTCGAGACTACATCATTATATGGTTCAACTAAGTCTGCTTCGCAATACGATGGTATGAAACCATTCTTGCGATTCAATGGTTTGACAGACTCAAACTTCTTACCACTTATCAATGACGACACTTTCCGCAGACTAAGTGCATGGTTCATTGAGAAAAATGGTGGTGAACCCTTGGTTCCAGTTGACGCCTCATCTCGTAAACTAAAGACTCAAACCAAGATGGCATCTATCATCAAAGCCTCTCTCAAGGTACATGATGAAGTTGCCTATAAGAAGTTCTGTCAAACTTTCTCAGATGCAAAGGATCTGACCGAACAGAAACGTTCGTTCGTATCAACATACGGTTATGAAAATGTACCGCAGTATCTAAACCTAGAAACTGATACATTAATTAAGAAGGAAAACTTCGACAGATTTTCTCTTGAAGGTGTTACCGAATGGTGGCGTAAGAATGCCGTCAAACGTTATGACAAACTCAAGAGCGAAGGTCGTCTGAGACGTACCGTGGAAACATGGAATGTAAATGCAGACGATATTGACATTATAAGATAGAAATCTTATAAATAATACTGTGTTTTATAATTCTCATTGAGTCTTATACTTCACTTAATTTAATCCAATAGGAGAAATCATATGGCTATTATAGCACTGGCAGATTATGCCAATTCAAACTGTGACGCTGTTGCGTTACCCGACTACACCGATCTTGGTGTAACATCCGTAAAAAATACCAAACTATCTTTTGATCTGATTCACATTGATGATATCGAAGGTAACATTGGTAAGGTAGAAACTCACACTCCCGCTGAAATCGAACAGTTGCGAATGTCTTTCGCAGATGGTGTGGATAATCAAGAATGTCCCCCAGCTGTTTACTTCCGTGGTGATGAATACGACAAACCTTATGTTCTTGTATATGGTTACGGTAGATCTGAGGCAATTCGTGCTTTGGGACAAAAGGACTGGATCTTTACTTTGTTCGCTGGTACACCAGAACAGATGGAAGATGTACAAGCAAGAGAGAACGAGGGATATCCCAAACATCTCAATAAAGAAGTTGACATGCGTAAACACTTGAGTCGAAAAGTATCTACTGGTCGTATCAAGAACAATGAGAAAGCAATCAACGATGAGTTCATAAGAATCTATGGTAAAACCAGAGATAAGACTTGTAGAAACCGTGTAGTAAAAATGGTTATGGAAGAGGCAGGAACTCCTCAACCATATATCCTATACACGTCCATACCTAAAGTACAGGACTGGATCGAGAATCATTCTTCTACAGAATACACTCTTGGTGGTGAATATAATGAAACGACTGATACTTACGGTGCGTGTATTGGTGAAGGTTACCAGTATCGTGTTATCATGCAAGCTATTACACGTTACGTGGAAACAGGTAAATATACAGATCTAATCGGACACGTTGGATCTCCGACTGCAAAGGCAACTATAGATATTAAAAGAAAGAAGTTCCTTAAAATGTTGGATCAACACAAGTCAGATCTTCAAGCATGTGGACTAGACGTTTTCCCACTGCGTGTTCTAGGTTTCCTTCCGCAAGTACGTGGTAAAGAAAACTTAAAAGAATTAGTAAAAATCGCTTGACATTGACCTAAGATTTATGGTATAATATATACATATTATGCGGAGTTGGTATAACGATTACGTTAGGTGTCCAACCTAAAGATGGAGGTTCAAGTCCTCTGCTCCGCTCCAAATTAAATCTCTCTCGCCCCACTTCGGTGGGGTTTTTTTATGTCCCATTTAAACGGACAATCTTCTAAACAAATGACCAGATAATGTCCATAAAAAAGGGGACATGAAGTCCCCTTTCCTTTTACTCTTCTTCTGGCTTAGTTGCGGCAGTTCCAGTCTTGTCTGCAACATCTTTAATAAGATTAGATGTTACATCCAATACGCCTGCGGTAACACCAAAGACATCTGAACCGACACCTTTAATAACACCACCAGTACCGTCAATGGTTGCATCAACGGTGGAACAAGCAGACAAAACTAATGCGAATGCAATTGCAATGATACGCATAGTACTCTCCTGTTTTCTAGATTACTGGATAACCAGAGACCCCGATAATACCGTGCAGTAATACCGACTTTACTACGTTGTTCAGTTCGTGAACAAACTTATTTATACACATAAAAAAAGGGACTCCGAAGAGTCCCTTAAAATGTGGTAGGTTAACCCTACTCTTATTTTTATATACCTTATGTGAGGATGTTGTCCACACGGAAGATACGGTAGTACTGGTTAGATTTAGCAGCAGCCAAACCGTCAGTAGGTGTTGAACCCACGTATGGGTTACTTGCCATACCATATCGAGTTTTGAAACCGATTTTTGGTTGGAAAGTATCTTCACCAACTGCTTTAACCATTTGTAACGGTACATATGGGCAGTAGAATACACCAGAGTCATAAGTGTTAGTACCCTTATAACCTACTGTGATGTAGTCAGTTTGTGCATATGGATCGATGTATACTTTAATACGTCCACCTAAAGTACCAGCAAAAGTATTACCAGTGTCATCAACTTGCAATTGAGTTGACATAGCAGGTGAGTAGTCAAGCATACCTGAAGCAGACAATGCAGTAGCAACGTCAGAAGAACAGATAACTACGTTACCTTTTCCACGTCTTGTTTCTTTAGCAATGACATTACATTCACGGTCGATCTGTACTACTAGACCTTTGAACTTCTCAGCACTCCAACGTCCGTCAGCGTCTGAAGACAAGTTAAAGATACCATTCTTAGTAACGTTAGCTTGTAGACAACCAGTTTTCGCTTGAGTATTGATTGTACGAATAACTTCACGGTTGATTTCCGCAAGGATCTCAGTTGAAAGAATATTCGCAAGTTCAGTTTCAGCGTCAAGACCGTGGATTGCTTTAAGGTCTTGAGCAAGTTCTAGTGAGTATTCAGCTTTAAGAGCACGTGACTTTGCAGTTACAGTTTGCTTCTCAATGGTGAATCCCATTTCTTCGAACGCAGCTCCACCACTTGAACCATATGCTTCCATATTGGCAGTAGTATCACCTGTTCCTGCTCCACCAGCACGTAGTGCATCAGCAGAGTCACCAGCAGGGGCGATTCCGTTGAAACCAGATACGTTATCTGAGTCATGAGTACCTACACCAGAGAAGTTAGTTTCTGCTTCGTTGAACAGAGCTTCACGTGATGAAGTTGAACCAGCACCGTAACGTGATTTCATCGCAAAGATGAGACCAGTTGGGCCGTTCATAGGTTGTACACCACATACATCGTATGCGATTAGATTAGGCATCGCACGGCGAACTAGTGAGATCAAAACTGGATCCCATGTACCGATTGAACCTGTGTTAGCACCAGCAGGAGCTGCTTCTGTCATAAATCCAGATTCAGCTTGACGGGCTTCTGCCATTGCTTTTTCTTGGTTCTCAAGAATAGCAGCAGTTACCGCTTTACGGTGGTGATCTTTAATTTCACCAGCAGAACTTTCGTTAAGTACTGGTGACCACTTTTCGATTAATTGATCGTAAGATTGTTGCATTTTATTATTCCTTACTTAATAGTTTTCTTAATAGCGTTAACATACGCATCCATTGAAGAAGATAGTTCTACAGTTGTATCTGCATCATCTTCAACTTCAACGTCTTCGCTTACTACGCTTGTTTCTTTTTGTGCTGAGAAATGTGACTCTACTACGATACCAACTTTCTTAGAAAACGATTCCTCGTCATCAAAATCGATACCTTCGATAAGTCCGTGTAATTTCTCTACTTGGGTGTCAGCTAAACCTTTAGCAGCTTCAGCGATGATAGAATCACGCTTCATTACTTCAAGTTCTTCTGCCAACTTAATAGCGTTACCAGTTGTTGAGTTAAGTTTTTCTTCCAACTCAGTTACCTGTTCTGCCAGTTCGTCAACTAGGTCAACTTTAGATTCAGGAACTTCAATGTAAGACTCAGTAAAGAGATCCTTCATTTTGTCCATGAAAGTTTCTGCGATTTCAGTACGGAGACCGTTCTGTACCGCAACCTTGTTATCTTCCATCCAAGATTCAACCACATAGTTGAGGTAAGAATCTACTTTCTCAACAAGATCACCTTTAATAGATGATACTTCTTCAGCAAGTTCTTCTTTGTACTGTGACTCTAAACGATCAACTTCTTCTGATAGTTTAGACTTAACAGCAGCCTCAAAGATAACAGCAGTTTTCTCTTTGAACTCTTCTGACAAAGTTGCTTCAGATTCTACCAACGCATCCAACTCGGAAGTTGTATCGGTAGTTTCTGCAACCACTTCGTCCGCTTCTAATTCAACTGACTCTTTATGCACTGATTGATACATGCTTTGAAGATCTGCTTTCGCCATCTTCTGCATTTTGTCAACCATCGCACTAATTACACCAGCTTTAGTTTTTGGTGTAGGTGGGGCAGTTTTACTAGTAGCGTCAGCAGCTTTGTCCACGGATGCAATAGATTCAGGTTCAGTAGTTGCCTCTGGATCTGGTTTGCCCTTTGGAGTAGGTGCTTGTGCTTCTTCGAGAGTTTCCTCCACGATTTCGTTATCAATTTCATCGTGAAGTTCAACTCCGACTTTATTTTCTTCAGTCATAGTGACTCCTTATATACTAGATTTGATTAACGAGAGGAAATTTTTAAACTCACGAATTTGCACTTCTGGACGAAACGCTTTCGGTGCGGTTTTAATTTCAGTCTCTATATCTTCAATAATCTGAGGTTCCAAAATGCCGTTATTCCAAACCCAATCTACACCTTCCATAATTCCATTGACGAAAGCATCTGGTGCAGATGGATCTTGTACGATATCTACCGTACTAAGAATAAAGTCGTCTTTGACGTACATAGCGCCATTTCTTTGTTCCAGACTTCCCATACCACGAGTTGACACACCCAATTGTACACCACCATCAAGGAGACCTTTAACAATCTTACCCATTGGAGTATCCAATATTTGTGCCTTTCCGACCACATCATTTCCCTCAAATCTGAGATCCGTGATAAGGTGCGAAACCTTGTCTAAGTTAACGGTCGGCCCTTCGGGGTGATTTAATTCCCCTACCGCACGTTTCTTAGAAACTTGTTGATCGACATATGTACCCACTGCCTTTTCCATAATAGGTTTTGGGTATACACGTCCATTTCTGTTCTTTGATTCTGTTTGTATGAAGATTCCTTCAATGACGTAATTCTTCTCGCCATCTTCTTTCTTCTCAACGATACACTGAAGATCGTTTTCTCTAAATTCACTTATTAACTTCATTTGAGTTTACCACCTAGTGATTTAACTGTTGTCTTCAGAGTCTTCATTGCCTCTGATTCTGTTTTGAATACATCTAATTTGTCACCGTCTATGTAAACACAGTAACCTTTAGGTTCCTTTACTATTACCACAGGAACCTTTATAGATCCAGTAGTCTTTGCCGAGTACACAGGTTTCCCCTTATACTTGGACGACTTTTTTTCTCGGATCTGTTTAAATGTTTTCACTACAAGTATTTTCCTTTTACGTACATTTATTTATACAAATGAAGTTTTTTATAATGAATTAATCTAAGTCTTCTTCGACTTCTGGTTCTTCTTCGGTCTGATATTCCACGTCATCGTGGTCTTCTACCGCTTCTGCGTTCTCAAAACCGTCTTCTTCGCCATCTTCGACTTCTTCTGTCTCAGCTTCATCGAATGAGAACTCTTCAACTTCTTCTTCAGATGGTTCCCCACCGTTGAACATGTTGTTTGCAACGGATACTTTCTCCGCTTCAATTGCATCATCAACTTTACTACTCAACATATCATTGAATAGATCAGATGCATTATTAAAGTTCGATGCCTGAATCGCATCAACAAAATTGCTTAGATTCAGTTCCATTTGAGTTGGTTCTGGTGGTGTTTCAACATCCACTGCATTTTCTACTTCACTCATTATTTTACTCCTATATTAAAATTCATCTTCATTACCTGTCTCTGCATTAGATTCAATTGCGATCTGTTTCAGAATATTCTCAACTTCGTCTTCTTGCATTTGTAATACATTTTTCCATACCCACTCTTTAGAGAAGTATTCACCGACATACTGAGATACTTGATCCATAGTCTGTAAACGTTCTCTGAGTACTTCTGCTTCTTTAAGTTCTGAGAAGTGGTTGTCTTTTATGTAGTCAACGGTTATATCGTTTTTCCATGTTTCCCAATCTTGTTCGGTACATACACCCTTCAATACTAATTGTTTCTTTAGGATGTTCAAGAACAAGTTAGAGAAACGTTTTCTTAAACGATCAATAAACTTCTGGAACTTAACTTCGTCTCTGTTGATCTCTGTTGCACGACCTAGAGAGAACTGTGCCTCTTGTTCTAGACGTGATAGAGGTACGTTCAATGAACGATACAATCTCTTCTGGAAGTAGACGATATCATCAATCTGTCCAAGATTCTCACCGCCAGGCAGAGTAGAGATCTCTGTACCTCGGCCACCTTCTTTACGAGGTAACCAGAAGTCTTCCAACATAGACATATGTTTGCGGTCATCTTTTAATTGACCAGTGTTCGCATCATAGACCAACTTGTTTCTATAACGAGACATGATGTCTTTCATGTGTTTCTCTGCCTTTTGTGGAGGCAAGTTACCTACATCGATATAGAATATACGTCTTTCAGGCGCACGTGCAAGACGGTAGATTACTAGTGAATCTTCCATCATACGTAACTGGTTGATAGGTTTGATCGCTTTATGTAGGAACGATACTACACGTTTCCTAGACGGATCAAGTAAACCAGACGTAACATACGATACTGAGTCTGGACTTAGTTTAACACCAGACTGTTGTCCTGCTTTTTCTTGGTAGATATAAAACTCATCTACCTTATCTACGATCTTCGCACTTGTTACAGGATCTTTCTTATACTTAACTTCTCGAACTTTACGCATCTTAGCTGCATCGATAGGACGGATCTCTTGGATACCTGCCTTCATGTTCGATTCGTTCACGACTAAGTGGTGATAGATTCTACCATCTACATACCATGAACGGAAAATATCGTGACCTAATTCACTGAAGTTCAACATTGAACATACTTGGTCAAACTCTTCAACGATGGTCTTTTTGATTTTGTCAGATGCTTTTACGTTATCGAGATCGAGTTCGACTGGTGCTTCCATTTGGGAACCAGAGACAGACTCATTGATGATATCTTCGATAGCTGCATCGACTTCAGGATGTTGTGCAACACCCCTATACTTTTGAATTTGTTGGGTATTATCTTTAGCGTCCGCACCGTCCATATCAATATATGAACCAAAGTGTGAACCAGAGGCAGTAACGTATCCAGCTCCATCGGGATCAGCCGTTGGAACAATAGATGGAAGTTTTTCTTTGGGTTTATTTGATGCTCTTTTGATTTCAAAACCAAAGAGTTTCAATCCGTTGTTGTCTTCTGCCATATAATAGAACCTTTTATAATAAAGTGGTAAGGGCATAATCGCCCTTACCACTCATATGTATACTAGAATTAACTAGTAGTATTTGACTCCCAGTACTGGATAGCAAATTCTACTGTGAACTCTTCGATCGCATCGTTAGTCTCGTAAGACAACGCAATTTCACCAATGTTAGTTGGGAAACATCCACGGAAGTTGTATGTTTTCAATACATCTCCGTTACGATCTAATTGATCAACAGAAAGATCTGCTTCGTAATCTACAGGGTTGTTTAAACCAGTATTAGCACTATGTGCATTAATACCGTTCATCCAACGTTCCATAGCATCACGTACACTGAAATCAGTATCATTGATAATGGTTACAGTCCAGTTTGCAAAGGTACGATCGCCTGCAATCTTCAATTGACGACCACGGAACGGTACAGTTACCAGTGCCATTTCTGATACTGGTAGAGCTGCCGTCTTACACAAGAATGATGATAGTTCTACATCACCACCAGCGTAAGCAGGAAAGTTCAATGTTGCCTTGAAGAGATTGGGACGAGCACCGCCACCACGGAGTTTTGATTTAAAATCATCTACGCCTAATATTGCCATTTTTATCTCTCCTTACCTTATACCGTGCCAACTACTTCTTCAAACTCAACACCAGTTCTAACTGCAACGAAGTTCAACGTTACGAAGTTAATTGAACGGGCGGGTTTAATGAAGATTGAAGCGATAAATTCATTACGATCAATGACTGCTGGAGTATTGTTTGTTTCGTCACAAACGACACGGAAGTCAGTGATCCCCCTACGACCTTGTACTTCACGAAGTAAAGGTTCTACGATGTTTGTAAATTCAGCACGAGTAAACTCATCGTTGAATTCAAACATTACGTTCTTAGCTGCACGGGCAATCGCTCTTTCAAGTACAAGGAACAATCTACGAACGTTAATTCGATCGAATGCACTTGGACGAGATTCAAACGTCTTGTCACCGAATAGGATTACACCACTGCCTGGAATGTTGGCAATTGGGTTAACCCCTGCTTTATACAGAGTATCTCTCTGTGTTTTATTTGGATTGCTTATAATGTCAGTTACACCCAAGTAGTTACCTCGTCTCTGACCAGCAGGAGAGAACCACGGAGCTGCGACTGCATCTGTACCAGCGAATAGACCAGCGGTACTAGAGTTAGCAGGTATATTGACATAAACATCGTTGTACTTGTCATAAACCTTCAACCAGTTATTATCGATAACTAGGTATGAAGAACGAGTACAACCACTCGCAAACGATGTAGTACTAGTTACAGGTGTTGTTCCTGTTACTATACTCTTATCGGGAGAAGTTGTTACAACACAATCTTTACGACCTACCGCAATACTTACAAGATCATTTACAACGGTGTTACCGTTAGTCTTGTTTGCATGAGCAGGAGCGATTAACATGTCTACTTGTACAGTTTCTACATCTTCGAATAGATCAAAACCAGTAGAAAATTCACTAGTTCCTAGAGAACCAGATTCAACACCACCACCAAGTTTAATCTTGGAAACGTTGTCAGTCCAATCGTCTCGGAAAGCTACTGAATAATCTTGTGCAGAATCTACATCAGCAGTCTCACCAATATGGACACCCATATTC